TTTAGGTTTTGATTGTTTAGTATTTAAGGGTCAAGATTTAAGAAAAGAACCAAAACTAGAAATTCGTTTGAATTCACTGAGATTATGTACTAGTAATTTATTTGGCCAAGTTTCAGATACAGTTCAATATGCTGGACCATTTGATATTGAAAAAATTAATAAATACTATGAAACAGGAATTAAAAAATTTATTGGTGAACTTAATCAAAAACTTGATTCACCAAAGTCTGGATCTAATATTATAATGGCCAAATTTTTTATTTTCCCTCTTGGTGCTCATCCTTGTGAAGTATTCGCAGGTGCTTCTTTAATATGGAATTTATATACAAAAAATTCAGATCTCAAATGTCCATATATACTTGATGGTATTATTTTTACTCCATGTGATCAAATATATACTAGAAATTTAAAAGAAACTAAAAATCGTATTTACAAATGGAAACCATCATCTAAAAATTCAATTGATTTTTATGTTGAGTATGAACGTGACAAGATAACTAATGGAATCTTGAATGTGTATGATGATGCGGAGTCTAATGAAGAATTAGCTGATAAAGCAAATAAAGAATTAGAACAAGAAATTATACACCAAGATGTTGGAAAGTTCAAAGTAAAAGGATCTATTTATAGAATTCTTAATTTACATGTTGGTAAAATAGATGGTGGTAAAGAATATCCAGTTTTATTTCAAAAAGAAAAAGATAATTATGTTGCAAATTTGTTTGTATTAAATGGAGAAGCAAGAGATATTGAAGGTAATATTATTCAAGACAAGACTGTAGTAGAATTTAGTTATCTCAATGATCCAACTATTCCTTCTGGTTTTAGATGGATTCCTTTGAGGACTAGATTTGATAAAACAGATTCAGTAAATATGTTTAAACGAAAGTATGGAAATAATTCTGAAATTGCTGAAAAAACTTGGAGATCTATTATGGATGGAATAGAAGCTTCAGATATTGATCAACTTGGTTCAACTGAAACATATGAAGTTCATAATAAGAAGCTTAAAGGAAAAATTACATCAGATGTTATTACTGCTGAGCGTAGAGAAAATATTTATTATCAAGTAATTACTAATATAGCTAAACCTATGAGAGAATTTCATAATTGGATTAAATCTAATCTTATTTACACTTATTGTTCTAAAAAATCTATTGGTACAGGCACAAATGATTTTAGACAAATGGATGTGTTAGAGTATTCATGCGGTAAAGGTGGAGATATTGCCAAGTTCTATCATAGTAGAGTAGGATCATATGTTGGATTTGATATTGATCCAAATGGTATTTATTCTGGTTCAGATGGTGCTCTTTCAAGATATCAAGATTTTAAGAAAAAGTTTCCTAACTGGCCAAAAATGAATTTTTTGGTTGCTGATGGCGGAGTTTTACTTACCGTCGAAGATCAACTCAGAGCATCAGGTTCAATGAGTGATCAGAATAAAAAAATGTTAGTTGATATATTTGATAGAACAGATTTTAAGACTTATGATATTATTACTTGTCAATTTGCAGTTCACTACTTTTTCAAGTCTGAAACCACACTTGCTAATTTTGTTGCAAATATAAAAAAATTCTTAAAACCTTCAGGTTTTCTGCTACTCACTACTTTTGATGCTGATACTGTTAATTCATCATTTGATGAGTCTGGACATATTACATCATACTATACTACTCAAGAAGGTGATAAAAAAGTTATTTTTGATGTTGTTAGAAAATATGATTCTGGATTAACAGACTTTAATAAACCTGGTATTCCAATTGATGTACATATTCCTTCTTTTGAAGATGGATTTTACATGACAGAGTATTTGGTATCTAAAAAATTAATGATTGATACATTTGAATCAAATGGTTTTAGATTAGAAGATACTGATCTTTTTGTTAATATTTTTAATAAACACAAGTATTTCTTTGACAAGTCTGCAAAGTTCGAAGAAAATAAGCAGAACAAAGCATGGTATATGAAAGTAAAAGAATATTATAATCATGATGATCCAATTAATAAATCATGTTTTACTTATACAAAGTTAAATAGATTTTATGTTTTTCAAAAACTTGATGATGGTTCTACACAATTAGATGGACCAAAATATAAATTTGATAAAAAAAAATCATCTCAAACTAAGTCATCTCAAAACAAGTCATCTCAAAACAAGTCAAAACCTTACAAACCAAGGTCTAACAGGGTTTAAGATCAATTAATTTTACTTTAGTCCAATTAGTGTCAAAACTATAAATTTTAACTATATAATCTGAACTAATTGACAATCTATTTATTTTATCTATTAAATCTTTTGATCCAAGAATATGATTTGGTTCTAAATAATAATGAACTAAATTTGTATCTATTAAACAATATGAACTTGATCTATAACTTTGGCATATAGAATATAGTTTAATTTTTTTATATCGGCAAGTTACAAGTGAATATACTAATTGTACTAATTGTACTAAAATACAAATTGTAGTTAAAAGACAAAAACAAGTTAATGTCAATTCTATTAAATTATAAACAAGTTTATTAAACTGTTGCATTTTTTTATACTATTTTATATACTATTTTATATACTATTTTAATTAACTTTTAGCAAGCAAATTAAAATAACAATTTTTTACAGTACAGTGATACCATCTAACTATTATTTTAGATAAATATCTTTGAAATATATTGTTGATTCAGAATCTTCTAATAGTTTTAATTGATCATTTTTTCTATTGAAAAACCATTTATTTGTATATATATGTATACAACATTCACATAATAAAAATGATTTAATAAAGTTCATATATCTTATACTAAGATATTAAATTGATAATATCTTTAAAATTTAGTAGTTTAAAATATTCATCTGAACAACAATCAATAAATGTATTATATACTTTTACATCTATATCAAACATATGTGTTCCTAATACATATTTTTGAAGATCTGGCAATTTCATAAACTGTTTTTTAAATGTATATGAGATTAGATCTGTAAATGCAACTAGATATACAAAACCATTTGATTTATAAGAATAATTTATTTCTTTCATTTTTTGAATAATATTACTTGTACTGCCTATTCTAAATACATATTGTTTTTGAATAGAATTAAAAGCGAAACATAAATAAAACATATTTGTTGGTATAAGATTTTTTAATGCTAAAATTGAATTAACTATTTCAAAATTTATTTCTTGAATATTATCTGATTCTTCTTGTATTGTAAAACTTGATTTATCAAACTCGGTATCAGATTCATAATTTTCTAGCAGCTCATATAAAAAAGGTTTTTTAGACATCTAATCTAAGTTTAAATATAAAATAGGTTGAGACTATAAGTTTTTAATAGTCTTAAGGTAAAAAATTTAATTCAATTGATACAATACTGCAAACTCGCCAAATAAATCTTCTGCAATTAAATTATATATTTCTTTTGCATCTTTCAAAGACTGTATTTTTTTTATGCAAATTACTTGTTTTTCTTTACTTACTGTAACCTCATAACCATCAGATTTGGATTTGATATGATGCAAATTACTTCCTGATTTATTATAAGAATTTTCTGCTGGTGTTGCTAGTCTAAGATTAGAATCTCTTGCATCTAGTTTATCTCTATTTACATGATCAACGTATAACCCATCATTTTTATAAATACCTGACTTTAAATACCAAATATATCGATGTAAAGGAACTCTTGATCCTTCAATATATGTAAAAGGATAACCATCTTTACCCAAGTACCATTTGTAAGAACTAATAGCATCAATACGATTTATAGATACTTTAGCATATGGTTTAGAATAAGTTTGTTTGGATGCTTCACCATGTAGTTCTATCAAATACTCTGGATCTAAATTTGTATCCATATATAGTTAATTAACTATATATGATATTTTCTTAAATAAAAAAATAAATTAAAGTAAATTAATGAACATAACCTTCACCAATTAATCCAGGAGTTTCTTCATCCATCTTACGCATTTGAACCAGTAAATTATTTATGTATTCTGGATCTGTTGCTTCAACAAGATCATAATCTTCTACATTAGATCCAATTATTTTTTCAATTGGTTCAACAGCATTTACTATCCAAATTGATGGATATGAATAAGTTGGATCTGTACTTTGCATACATCTAAAACAGATCATAAAATATTTTCTATAATCATCAAAAGATCTAATAAATCCTTTAATTAAATTTCTTGCCGAGTAATCAGGAGCTCCATCTTTATCAGATGCAAATTTATATGTTGCTTGATAAAATTTATATGGACTAGCCTTAACAATTTCTTCAAATTGAGAGTACTCACCAGAAAAGAATGCTCGCTTCAAATCTTCCATATTACCAATTGTAGTAAATTTAGGTGGAGGTGGTTCAAGATTTTCTTCTTGGTCAGAATCATCTGGATCTGAAGGTTTAGGTTCTTTAGATTTGGATTCTTTAGCTTGAGGTTTGGACTTGGGTTCTTTAGGTTCTTCAGGAGGTTTGGATGATTTAACTAGCTCTTTTAGCCGAGCATTTTCTTTAGATAACAAATCTTTTTGTTCTTCTAATGGTAGAGAACTATCTGGAATAGCTAATTCGCCTAATCCTGGAATATCTTTAACCTTTAAAGATCCATAAATAGCTTCAGTCTGCTTTAGTAATCCTGCAATCTGTTTGTCCATTTGTATTATATTAGATTAAATAAGTACTGTATCCAATTAATTCAATCTGCAATTTTTCCCATATTTCACAATATTTATATATTTAAAAAGATAAAGACATTATTAATAAAATGTCAAATTGTTTAATATGTAATAATAATATATCTAAGCATTCAATTGAAGAAATTATTTTATGTGATCAAATACTAACTAATACAAATAATCAAATTAAACATAAATATAATTTGTTATGTTCTAAACAAATTAATAAAATAAAAAATATTAAACCAATAAAAATATATGAATGTAAAATTTGTAAAAAACAAATAAAAAATAAACAAAATTATGATTTACATATTAAAGATAAAATTTGTGAAAAAATTCCAAATGAATTTAAATGTCAAAATTGTAATAAAATATTTCAAGAAAAAAGATCATTAATATATCATAATGAAAATAAAGTTTGTGAAAAACAAACTATTCAACTAACTAATAATATCCAAGAAGAGCAAATTAACACAAAATTATCAGAAGATATGAAAAAATATTTATTTAAACAAATGAAAATTTATATTAATAATAATCTATTATTAGAACTAAAACCACAATTTAAAAAGAAAAAAATATCACCAGATTTAAAAAGAAATGTTTGGAAAAGATGGATTGGTTCATCAATTGGACAAACAAAATGTGTGTGTTGTGATATAACTGACATAGAACAGCTTAATTTTTGCTGTGGGCATGTAATTCCCTACTCGCAAGGAGGTTTACAAGATGTAAATAATTTAAGACCAATATGTTTTTCATGCGCAACTTCTATAGGTAAATCAAATATGTTTGATTTTATGCGAGCAAATGGATTTAAAATAAAACGGCGTATTAGATCTGCAGAAATATGATGTAAATATTTGGGAAAATATTTTATATAATTAATTAAAATTAGATAAAATAAACAATTAAAAAATTTTTTTAAAAAACAGAGACCAAAAATGATTTTTTTATTTTTAGAAAGATTTTTATAGACTATAATATTTTTTTAAATTTTTTTGCCCAATCTCCAACTCATTCCCTCCCCCTCTGTAAAATTCATCTCGTTTTTCTCCAAATTTTACATACTTGAGATGAATATTTTAAATATGTATTATTATTATGTTTTTATAATCTAATAATAATCTTTAAAAATATACTTTTAAAAATATAATAAATACAATGATGTAAAATTATAGAGAAGTGATGTAAAATGATTTAAATTTTAGAGATTTTAGATTTAAAAAAATGTTAATTATAAATATATATGCATAATTGTAAAATTTGTAATAAGAATATATATGATCATATATATAATGAATTAAAAATATGTAATTCTATCTATAATAAGACTATTGAAATACATATTTCATTTTTTAATAGTCAGTATTTAAATGATATTGAAAGTATTAAAAATAATATTTATAAAAATATAAAATATAAAAAAATATATAAATGTGAAACTTGTGGAAAACAAATAAAAAATAAAAGAAATTATGATATTCATATTAATGAAAATATTTGCACAAAAATTAAAGTTAAAAAAATACCAGAATTTAAATGCGAGAATTGTGAAAAAACATTTACAGATAAAAGATCTTTAATTTATCATAATACACGTAGTGTTTGTAATAAAACTATAAACAATTCAAATCTAGAGACTCAACAAGAACAAAATAATAATAAGACTATTAATAATACAACAAATAATACAAATAATGGAACTAACATTCAAACACAAAATATTCAAACACAAAATAATCAGAATAACCAAAATATTATTAATATTAATATTGGATCTTCTCAAGATGCAGAAAAAATAATAGAAATGATACCTTTTAGAACTACTGGTTATAAAATAACTCCAAAAAAATATTTAGAATACGCTAAATATCCTGAAAGAGCAATTAAAAGTTTTATTAAAGATGAACATTTTAATCCTGAAAAACCCGAACGTATGAATGTTCTTAATACAAACTACAAGTCAAATAAAGTAAATGTTTTAGATTATGATGAAGATGATGAAATTAGATGGTTATTAAAATCTAAGAACGATATTAATGAATTACTATGTGATAGAGTAATAAATCATTTGTTTATGGCTAAAATAATGTTGGAAAATTATGGAATTAAATTAGATGCAAAAACAGAAAAAAAATTAAAGGATCAAATACAAGAGTATGAAAATGATGATAAAGTTAAAAAGAAATATTTAGATATGGTATCTGAGTTAACATATAATTATAGAGATATGGTTGAGACAAATAAAAAAAACCAATCCAAATTAATTAAAAATTAAACTAACAGTATTCTACTAAATCTCTATTTTTAAATGTAATCTCGTTATTTTTATAACGTATTTTTATATAAAAATGTAAATACGTTATTTTATTAAAATACAAAATTATAAAATATAATCTTATAATTAATCTTAAAAAACATTTCTTAAAAAACAAATCTTTAAAGAAATGTAAATACGTTATTTCATTATAAAGATCATTTTGGATATTATGTTTAAATTATAGTCTTATTTTTAATCACAAAATGTAAATACGTTATTTTTAACCTAAAAATTAAGTTAGAGAGAGAGAGATTTTTTTATGAGATTGTGATTAAATTTTTAAATTATTTTCTGAGATTTAAATAAAGATTTAAAAATTAAATTAATTCAGAGTTAAAACCCATGTGTATTGTTCTGCTGTTTCTTTTAAATGTTTGTAACGATCTGATCCACCAAAATGTCCTTGTGTCATCTCTATTTTCAAGTTCTGTACAGATTTATCAGTTGGATCTTTTAAAGACCTTAGTTTAGCAATAAACTTAAGAGATTCCCAATACTGGACTCTTGGATCATGTAATCCTCCGGTAGCAAAAATATTTGGATAACATACCCCAGGTTTTAAGTTTGTGTAAGGACAGTATTGGGCCATATAATCATAATCTGATTTTATATTTGGATTACCCCATTGAGTCCATTCTTCTACTGTCAGGGGAATTGATGAATCACACATTGTATTTAATACATCAAGAAATGGTACACCCATAATTACATTTGCAAATAGATCTGGTCTTAAAACACTAGATGCTCCAACTAATAATCCGCCAGCAGATCTACCATCTGCTGTAATTGTATCAGATTTTGTATATCCAGAATTAATTAAATGTTCAGCACAGGATATAAAATCAGTAAAAGTATTTAGTTTGTTATAACTCTTTCCTTGTAAGTACCAGTCATATCCTAAAAATGATCCTCCTCTCACATGCGCAATTGCATAAACCCATCCTCTGTTTAAAAGTGGTAGAACCTGGTAGTCAAAATTTGGTTCCACAGTATGACCATAAGATCCATATCCATATAAATAACAAGGAGCAGGAAAAGTAGTACCTTTTTTATACACAAGTGAAATAGGAACAGCTTTACCATCTGAAGTTTGAGTATAAATTCTTTTGGATTCATATAATGATCCATCATATCCAGGAACTTCTTTAGTATATACTGAATTAAAAGTATTATTATCAGGATTAAATTCTAACAAAGAATAAGGTTGGGTCATTCTATCAATTGACAAATAGATATTTTGTGAATCTAAAAAATAAGAGTAGAAATCAATTGTATAAACATATTGAGGCCAAAGTTGCGACCATCCAAATTTTCCAAATGTACTTAATGCAAATGTTTGATTATAGTCAATACAATTTGTTATAGATATTATATTAGTTCTATGAGCTATAAATCCCAGATATGTACCTCCATTTACTTTAATTGAAACAAATGCATAGGATTGTGTCAACCCAAATGATTTGATATATACATTTGGATTCCCAGGAATAAAATCAACCCATGCATTCATTTGCTGTGCTTGAATCGTATGTACTAATGATACTTTCCAATTAACAGCATTTAAATTATTTTTAATGTAAAAATAATCATTGAAATGTTGAACATAATATTTGAGTCCTGGGATAATCCCAGTAATTTTAGTTAATACAAATCTATCTTTACCTAAATCTCCAACTAATCCATATTGAACACTTGTTGAATCATAATTAGAACTAGAAATAAATATATATTTTAAATCACTAGAAACATAAAATTCTACACTAAGATCTTGAACTGTTTCCTCATAAATTAGTTTTGGTTGTGATGTTCCAATAACCCATGTCCAAATTTGATATACTCTATTAGATTCATCAGTTTGAGTATAAACAATTTGTTTAGGACTAACCCAATTATAATCACCATAGGATATTAATGGTATAGTTGATGTATCAATTTTATCAAATTCTAAAGCTGTATTAGATCCAGAATCAATGGTCTGTATAACTAATTTATATTTTTCGGATCCATTAAAATCAACACAATAAGAAAAATATTTTTCATCCAATGAGCATGATAATCCAGTTACATCACATTGAGGTTTATTTTTAGCTAACAAATTGATATCTAGCAAAGTTCTCACTTTATTAGTTCGTGTGTCAAGTTGATTATATTTAAAATAACCTGAACCAGAAATAAATTCTTTAAAGTACTTGAAAGGAGACAATGCAGAATGTTCTTGAATAGGAAATGTCTTGTAATCTTCTTTCATATATCCTTTAAGTTCTTCAAATATTTGATTTTGAAGAGTTTTGTGTGGTGCTAAAAGAGCATTAGTATATTCATTTTCTTTTTTAATTACCTGTATAATTTCTGGATTGGATCTAGAATCATCTCTAAGCCAAAAAAAATTATCAGTATGAGAAAATGGAGGGTTTGCAAGTAAATCTTCCTGACCTCTAAATTTACCATCAGAAACTTTACCAAACCAAACTTCATGAGGTTGAGATTTTATTACAGGTACCGAGTTATTAAATGATGACATTTTAATATATATAAATTGTATATTATTAGATCAATCCAACAAATTTAATTATCAATTTTTTATAAAAAATTTGAAATTAATAATGATTGGTAATATTAGATCAAATCAATCTTATTAAATAAATGTGCGAATACAAAGTAACTATTCAAGAACTACCAAACTATACTAAAAAATGGGTTTTAGATTCAAACCCACATAGTTATCAAGGCTTGATAGATCCAGATTCTGGATTATATGAAGGCGAAGGAAGAATTAAATTTCTAAATACATCTAATCCAATTCAGACTTATATAGGAACTTTTACATCTGGAGAAATAACAGGTATTGGTAGTATTTGGTATTCTGACGGTATAATTTATAAAGGTCAAGTGGTTAATTCACAAAGACATGGTTTTGGAAGTATTTATAGTCCAGATGGTAAATTTCAATATGATGGATTATGGGTTAAAGATCAAATTGACAAACCAGTTTATGTGTATACAATAGGTCCAAATGGTTTTTTAGAATCTCAAGGATTTCAAGTTCATGGGGAGTATAATGGATGGTTTTTTACCCATACAAATGGATATATTAGTTCAATAACATATTATCAAGATAAAAAGTGTATCAAAGGATTTGGATCCCATATTTCAAGGTTTGGATCTGATTCTGTAGAGTGTAAATATATAGTTAGTGATCTATTTTCTCAAACAAATAGTGATGTACAAAAATTTTTATTTGTAGAACTATCTAAAATATCAAAACCTCGTAATTTACAAGAATTTTTATCTCAAGAATCTAATTTAAAAATGCTTGACTCACTTTCATTCGAGTATGATCCTGTAACTAATATGAGAAAAAAAAATTCATGGTACAAAATATTTGGTTCAAATGGACTTGAACAAATCGTATATTTTGATACAAAAGCTGATGTTCAAATTCAATTATCTAATTATAATGATACAACTGTATTTGTTGCAGAAACAAATGTTTTAACAGATATAGAAACACAAACTAAAATAAATGGTTCAATGTGGTTAGTTCCAGTAGATAAAAGAAATAATATGAAATTAGAATTAGTTCCAAATGATTTTATTGGGTTAAAGGACTTTGAATGTATATCAAAAGGAGAATATACTAAAACAAATAATATTTGGGAACTTGATGGTCAAGGTTGGGCAGTTCTAAATACAAAATCCTATACAGGAATTTTTGTTGAAAATAAAATTTCTCAAGGTATTGAACAAAATAAATCAGATAAAAGAAAAATTTATGAAGGAAGTTTTAATCCATCTGGAAAGTACCATGGGATTGGAACTGAATGGTTTAATTCAAATTCACGAATTAAATACCAAGGTGAATTTTCAAATGGAAAATATCATGGAAATGGATCTTCATATTATCCTAATTCTGAATATGAATCAATTGAATATGTTGGTAGTTGGGTTAGTGGATATAAACATGGTCAAGGAACATTGTTCTCAGTTAGTGGAGATGAAATCTATACAGGTGAATTTAATCATGATCAAATTGCATAAATTAATTTATTGATTAGACCAATTAATAGGTCCCTGCAAAGCAGGTTAATTTAAGCTTTGCTTAAATGTCCCTGCAAAGCAGGTTAATTTAAGCTTTGCTTAAATGTCCTATTTTTTCTTCAATAGATTTAAAAATTCCTGTATTAAAAAATCCACCTCTATTAGCTGAAAGAGGTGAAGGATGAGTTCCACATACACATCTTTCAGACCATCTTTCTATGAATTTAGTTTTGGCTTTTGCATAAGATCCAAGCAAAAGAAATACACATGTTGAATTAACTTGACTGATGTATTTGATAACTGTGTTTGTAAATTCCTCCCATAATTCCAAATGAGACCCTGCATTTGAATATTCAACTGTCAGTGCCGAGTTTAGAAGAAATATTTTTTCTTCATTTGCCCATCGAGATAAATCACCATGGGTAAACAAATATCCTCTATCAGGGAATTCAAGTTTTAGCTCTTTGTATATATTATATAGTGATGGAGGAATAGTTATACCTTGATTTACACTAAATGATAAACCAGTTGCTTGGTTCATACCATGATAAGGATCTTGTCCAAGTAATACAACTTTGATATCTTTAGGATTCATTTCAAATACTTTAAATATATTGGGTTTGGCTGGCAGAACATCAGTTCCAGTCCAATCAATAGACCTAACAGTTTCAAGTAATTTAGTATGGTACAAAATAAAAAAGTTTTTCCATTCAGGATGAATTGACCGAGTAAGCTGATCTAGCAAAATAATATTTGAAGCTGTTGTCATTTAATTTATATAAAGTAAATAAATTAAATCAAATTAAATAAATTAACAATTTTTTCTTTACAAGTGCTAATCAGAATCTGAATCAAACATTGCCGCATAATTAATTTGTTCTTGAGGTTTCGCTTTAAGTAAAGCTGTTTGAGCCTTGATAATTCGTTTCTCTTCACGTACAACCTCTTCTTTTGCAATTTGTTCAATTAGTTCTTGTTTTTTAATTGGATTATCTCTATACATTAGAACTTGATCCCAAAATTCTTTAAACTTTGGGTATTTTTCTTTAAACCATTCACGATTTCTTTTAATTATCAAACAATGAGATTTAGATAAATGCCAGTATAGAACACGTGCAAATTTATATTCAGTTGATAACTCGGGGTAAATAGTTTTCCAGTGTACCCTCATGTTTTCAGCCCAAGCAATTTTTTCTTCACGTGTTGTTGAAATCTCAGTTGGATAAATATATTTACCATACCATTCAATTCTATGAGAAGGTGGTAAATCATCTTTTTTAATCGGAATCAACTCGATCAAACATCCATATTTGTGCAAAGGATTTACTTCAATGGGTTTACCCTGGTCTTCAGTATGGGCAGTAACTGTTTCCTCATCATCTAGCAAATCTTTCCATTCTTCTTTAGTCCAAGGTATACTCCGAGCAGTCCATTCTTCACCTACTTTGAACTTTTTAATAACTCCATCAGCTAATTTACATTGCCAAAAATCACAGTACTCTAAATTACAGCACTCGAGTTGAAGTTGAACCTGAACCCAATAGTAGTGAGGAGTTATAACTCCATCTTCATCCCCTGTTGTATTAATAACTCGAGATGTAACACATTTGATTTCTAACATCCGTCCAACCATAGGACTGAACTTTCCATCCAATGTTGTACATGTACAAATTCCATCTGGACTTGCACCTAAAAATGGTATAACTGATTGATCAAGCTGTGGTGAACCCATATGAGGTACTAAACCAAATTCACCAACTTTCACATTATAAATAGATTCATAGATTAAAATTGCTATCTTTTCAAATTTCTTGCCATGATGTACATTAAAATTTTCACCAAATGGTTTACCAATTCCTATTTTTTGTTTTAGTAGCTCGATAGGTTTTTCATATTTGGATTCACCAATAGCTTGTGCTCCAGCAGAAGCAGTAATAAAATTATCTCTCATAAGATACCATTGAGCAGATTTTTGTTCTGGTTGTGGAACAGCTTCAATAGCAGTATATTGGGTCCATTGATTTGTGTATTCTTCAGGTACAACAATTTGATTACATAACTCTCTATAGAAATGATCTCTTACATCATTATGGGAGAATTGAGGTATTTGTTGACAACTTGTTTGATTTCTCTCAGCAATAATAGAATCAACAACAGACTTAATACAAAAAGTTTTTGGTTTAATTAATAGTTTGTCAATATATGTTTCAATACTGACTGGATCAATTGATAACTTTGGGAAAAAAATATCCAAGCTATCTTTAACTAATTCTTTTAGCACATCTTTAGAATCTGGATAAATTGATTTATTTGATCCTATAATTTTTTTTATAACTTTATTAATAATTTTATCATCTTTCATTGTTTAAATATATATATGCATATATCTAAACCATTTAAAAATACAATTATTTGATATATTGCAAATATAATTAATGATAAAATAAATTATTCCTAGTACTACCGTATTTAATCCCATAATAATGCTAATGATTCCATAACATTACTTTTATAACTTTGCGGGCTAACCTTTAGGGTATGTTGAATTTTTGTTTCTAATTCTTCATAATCCATTAGTAAAAATTCAACTAACATTTTTGTTAGATCGTTTTTATATACAATAACACCTTCAAACTTGGTATCATCATCAGATGAAAAAGATGCAAAAGGATGTGCTAGTTTTTCATGTTTTATATTTTCTTCAAGTGAACATGTATCAGAAGAAATAAATTTAAACTCGTAACCAATGTCATAATAATAATATCCACATTCATATTTAAGTTCTTTTTCTGTTACATCAAGAGTATAATATGGTGTCTTTGAATCAACAGATAGTGCGCCTGTAGATAGTTCTTCTGCGTCTGTAATTTTATACAAGGCTAAAATTTCCATAATAATAGTTTTGTATCTTTCACCAGTAGTACTTCCAGAAACTTTTTCTAAATCTGTATAATTCATTAACAAAAATTCAGTTAGTATTTGTGTTAGTGAATTTTTATGCACAATAAAACTTTCAAATTTTACATCATTACTAAATGTTGCAAATGGATGAGTTGTAATCTTATATCTAGCATTTTGTTCGGGAGAACAATTTTTAAATGGAATAAATTGAATATCATAATTAATCTCATAATATAATTCTCCATTGTATTCTATATCATTTACATTTACAGTAATTGTATAGCATGGTTTATTATTATCACCACAAGTGAAATTAAATAGATCAGATCTACTAGCAAGTAAAACTGGACTAGTTATAATATATTCTGATTTATTTTCAGATTCAGAATTAAATCTAAATTGTATAGTTTGGGAGTCAATTATTTTAGTTGGCATTGTAATTATAATAAATAGATGATAAATAGCTTACTAGAATAAATAAATTTCAATTTTTATATACTATATAATTATATGATTAATTGCTTTTTTACAAATATATATGTCAAAAAAGTAAATTTTAATAAATATGTCAGAGTAATTTTAATTCCTAATAGAGAATTTATTTCTAGTGAAAATTTAAAAGAATATTTATGGTGGGATGATAAAGAGTTAGAAATATTTAGAAAAGAAAGTATTTTAGAAATAAAAACACTCATTAGTAGAAATTCTTCAATGAGAATATGTGATGCTCATAAATTATTATATCAACCAAACAATATTACATTTAATGAAAAAAATTTTATCTAATTATATTAATATATTTAGATAAAATATGATAAAACAAATTATTATTTCTGGATTAGTACTACTAGCTTTAGATGCAGCATATATTAGTTTGATTTTAAAAGAATATAACAAACAAATTTTAGATATACAAGGATCACCAATGACAGTAAAACTATTAGGTGGTATTATATGTTATGTCTTACTTATTTTTGGTGTAAATTATTTTATTATTAGACATAAAAAATCACCTGGGGAAGCATTTTTATTGGGATTATTAATTTATGGAGTTTTTGATTCAACAAATTATGCACTAATTTCAAAATGGAATGGTGGGTTAGCAATAGTTGATAGTTTATGGGGAGGAGTTTTATTTGCTCTAACCACATGGTTAATTTATTCTCTTCCTACAAATTGGACACAAATTAGAACAGTTTAATAACCAAGGTTCAATACATTCACAATGAAAAAAATGTCCACAAGGAAGTATTTTAATTGTACTTTGAGGTTCATAATTTTCCTGACAAATAGTACAGAAATCAGAATTCTTTTCTTTAAAATCTGTTCCAACACAGTCGTATATTTGACTACCTAGCTCTTTTATTTGTTCCTGAGTTGATGTTTGTCTAGCATCATTAGACTCAAGTGATGAATCCATTACTTGATTCATTAAATTAACTATATTAAGTAAACTTTCATTTGATCTCATATTAAAAACAGTAGATAAAAACATAATTTCATTAAGTAAAGAACTCGATCCAACTGTATAAGGACTTGAATTATTTATAGATCCTTGATTAATATAATTATTTAAAGATAAATCAGAATCATATCTATTAAATGAAATATCAAATAAGGGATTATTCATATTATTCATATTATTCATGTTAGTTATAGTATTTAAAATATTTGTATAAGAGTTGGTTATTTCATTTCCTGATGAGTTAATATTTATAATTCCAGCAGATCTTCGATCAACCATTACAGCTTGAGAATATACAGATAAATAAAAAAGATTAAAAATTCTTTCATACTCGGGAAATATTAATTGATAATAATGTTTTATACTACTTAAGATTCGAAGAAGTGATATATCTCGATAAATATTTGCTACCTGTTCATATATAAATTTTAAAATATCTAATTCATCTTGTTCTAAATTATCTTGTTCGTATGTAAAGAAATATGTCTCTCTAGCAATAGCAATTGAATCTAAAATTCCTGAATCATCATATTGACCTTGAGCATCTTGATCATATTCTTGATCATCTTCTTGATCATATTCTTGATCATCTTCTTGATCATATTCTTGATCATCTTCTTGATCATATTCTTGGGGATCATCTTGGAGAGCATCTTCTTGATCATCTTCTTGAGCTTGACCTTGGGGATCATCTTGAGCTTGACCTTGGGGATCATCTTGAGCTTGACCTTGGGGATTATCTTGAGCATCTTCATTTTGGTCTATTTTATCTTCATCCTGATTTATTTCTCTTTTATTTTGGTCTTGTTGATCATTTGAATCTGAACGTCTTTTTTTATTTAATTGATTATTATGTTTCATTTGATTTATTAATGTATTATATTTTTAAATTAGAAAAATATAATATATTTTATTTAAATCTAAAATATGATTCTCTACATTTGTTAACTTCGTCATCTAGAGTAATATTATCACATATATATTCAAAAGTTTCACCTTTAAGAAGTCTTAAAATAAAATTAATAGAATAAACTCCACATTCAGAATTCTTAAATTGATGTCTATTTTGATTAAATTTGATTGTTTTAATTTTTTTTTCAATATAATTAGGTTTAGAAGGGTTCATAAAAGAAGCTTCGGTCATAGAATCAGTATCTGCACCAACTTTAATACCTTCAATATGTCTATCATGATACCATTTACCAATTCTGTTTACCAAGTTTCTAATACGTTTTTTAGGTCTGGTTCCATATGAATCAAAATAATATATTTGTCCTTTAATTAAATTAGCAAACATAGCAACCCAATGTGATCCACTTTGCCAATGTTCATCAAAATTAAAAACAAATCCAATTCTTTTAGTTCCAGATGCAACTAGTTTATCAAAATCTAAATCTCTAATTCCATAACCTTGAATTTCATCAAAATCAATTGGTATAGCTCCATAAAATTTATAGTCTAAGTATTTATCTTCATATTGTTCCATAATTTCATTAATATTTGTAGTATTTAACCATGTGAAACGACCTTGAGGTCCTTCTGGCCTAAAAGTTTTTTCTTGAGCATCTAAATCTTTTATCTCTTTGATAAAATCTTGTTTTAACCAACAGATTTGATCATCACAAACATCAGATAATCTATCAGTAAGTTCTACGACTAGATGTTTTTTATCAGATGGTTTAATTACAATAAGTTTGCCCTTAAATTTTTTTTTATTAACCTGTTCATTCCAAGCTTGGGCCATGCGTACAAGTGATTCAATAGAAAAACAAGAGTCGTGTGTGTATGTTTTAGTTGGAGCACATTTTTTATCTTCATCTTTAGGTACAAAAGATTTTACCATAATTATAATATATTTATATATAAAATAAAAATTAACTTGATTAAATTTAAGTAAATTTAATATTCTTTGTTTCTAAATCTATATATCCAACTATCTTTGTTACTGATGTATCATTATCTGTTTCAAAAACAATACCATCTGGTTTATCATCATAAAAATATTCTTTTCCTTCATATGATATTTTTCTATAAATTGGTATAAAATCATTAGGATCATCCATATCAATATCAATTTGATCAGTTGTAGTTGAAGTTTCCAAATCCTTCTTTTTCTTTTTCATAATTTTTTTAAGAACTTGATCAAGATCCAAGTTAAAACTTAGAGCTATTTTTTTAGATATTTCTTCTTTCATTTTAACATTTTCTTTTTGAAGAGATTCTTCAAGTTCACCTAGTAATTCTTTCATAGCCTCAGCATGAGAATCAATCTGTCCAATAATTTTATTTATTATAGTTCCTGATTTCATTTGTTTGTTTATTTAATTTATAAAACAAATCTGTATTCTCAGAAAGTGTAAAATGCAATTTTTTTCCCAATAATAAAATATTTACTAATTTTATAATGAATTCCGGTATAGAAAATTATAGAAGAACAAATTTATCTATTCAATCTAGTACAACAAATCCTGCTGACATATATAAAAATTTTCCAGGTGCGCTAAGTAATCAAGTTAATCAAGCTAATCAAGCCCAACTATCTAATCAAATCCAACAAATCCAACAAATTCAACAAGTACAACAAGTTAATCAAGCCCAACAATCTAATCAAGTATCAAATTCAGGATTTGTTCAACAGACTCAATATGACTCTTATCCACACCAACAAACAAATCTACAAATGAATCCAATAACACCATATATTGTACCAAATCAAAATCAAAATGAAATTTTATCTCAAATTGATTTATTAGAAAAAGATATTAATAATATTTTTTCAAATAATATAACCCCGGATAGATTAGAAAGATTAGGTTCTGGAGTCATCTCAAATGGTCAATATTATGATAGTGGATCATTAAACCCAAAACATCAAATGTTAGGTGAATTTGAAAAACCAACAAATTTAATTCATAATAATGTATCTAAAAATGTATTTGCAGAAACACTCCAAGAGTACACAATTATTATAGATTCTTCAGATCGTGATATTCTCAAGTATCCTAATCCATTTTCATACAGAGTTAAATTTAATGGATTACCAGGAATTAAAGATGCAAATATTATGAGAAGTTTTGATTATGTCAAATATGTAAAGTTAGACACAGGTATTATTCCTGGAAAGTATTACTATGTAAAACAAGACACATCATTGAATTCAACAGACTTTGATAAAGTTAAATCTCTAAATTTAACTTCAAATCCTCGAAATTCAACTTTTACCCTGGCATCTACTGATATATCTGGAACATTTGCAATGATTGATCAAACAGATATATCAGGATCTACTACTATAAAAAGATATATAAGATTTTGTCCAGTAACAACATATCCAACACAGGTTGATAGTATTTACGAGTTTATATTTGAT